ATAGTATTTCAACCAAAATGGATCATCTATGTGTCGAATAATGCGGTTCAGTGCCAAATGTGATGGTCGGACACGGCTATCATTAATTGCCACATACATTAAATAAGGACGTTTAGCCTTATTACGTTGTTGCTGTTGCCATCGTCCGTGGCCATACGCTGTTTGAATATTGGTTCTAAAAACATTCTTGAGATAAGGCTCACTCAAGATGATTTCATTTTCTTCAACCAATTTTTTAAAGTCATTGAAAGTACCACCATCAATGAGTACTTGATTCACAGACTTAATGACAATCTCGATTTGCTCAATACTAGAAAGAAAACTTACTGTTGTGGCCATCTGTCTTGTATTTAAATCAAGTTTATAAAACTCATCGGGCAGTACGATTTTACGGCTTACAGCAAATTGAATTGCTTCGAGAAATGAAAGGGGTTGCATCACTTACCCCCTTTAGCCGAAACATAACCATAGACATCAGCTGCATATAAAGCCTGATCCAAATTTGCCGTAAAAGTGGACTCGCTTGCACCGGGCATTAATTGCATCAAGTTAAAAGCCAATGCTTGTGGTGAATCACTCTTTTGTACAAGCTCGTTTACTTCAGCTTGGCTTAATAATTGAATGGATCCTTGCTCATCCGTGAGTTCTTCAATTTCTTGCTGATCTGGTGAGAATTTCTTAACCGATGCGGCAAAACTAAATGGACGGTTAGGCAACACTTTAAATTGCGGTTGTGGTGTTTGACTTGGCAGATTCTCGGCTAAGTCCCCTTCTTGCAATCCATACTCACGAATAAAATATTGTGTGGTAAATACCGCACCTGCATCTTTAAGCTTTACGTCACGCTCCGCCTGATCCTTATTAAGCTGCTTGGACTTCTCACCTAAGATAATTTCATGCTTACCCCAACCATTTAAGGCACACAATGCATCAACAATAGCCTGAAATGTGGGTGTAACTAATCGAATATCCGCATTCAATTTATCTTTGCGCACATTGTCATGGACTTCACCCAGTGCACGACTCCCTGTGCCATCAGTTCCACTTGTGAGGGTTTGCCCTAAAATCACCTTTTGAATTTGACGAATAATCGTATTGTTAAAGGTCTCGAATGAGGTACCTGCATTGCCGCTTGAAGTGACTGCCAAAATCTCAACTTCATCTTCTGCATCAATCGAAATGACACTTTGAGCATGAGCACTTAACAATGCTTGATTCATGTCATCAGGTTCAGAGTTTTTACATTTCCCTTTTAAAATAGGTGTACCGAAACGCTCTAAAAACTTTGCCCAGAACTTGAAGCCATTTTTACGGAAAAAATCCAACCAATAAACGACTGTCAGCAATGCTTTACCATAAGGTTGCTTATAGGTTGCTTTGCGTCGTGTCATAAAGAATTTAAAGATCTGGTCAACTTCAGACTCTTGACCTGCTCCATCCTGACGATAGATCAAACGACCATCATTTTTAGGTTCAAACCATTCCATTGGCTTTTCGCCGATCCAATTCAAACCTATTTGGCCATCATCTGCCTGATCGTAGACCGCTTCTAAAACTGAATAACCAAATAGCAAAGCATTAATAGAACCTGTTGCAATCTCAGCAAACCACTCCTTAATCTCCTGCATTAATAAAATGGCTTCTGGTGTATCACTTGGCTCGAAGCGAAACGGCGTAGCTAATAATGCATCTACCCGTGTTTCGACTGCTTGCGAAATTTCATCATCATCAAGAAGTATGGCCAAGCGGTGACGTTTAATCCCTGCTTTGCGTAAAGTCTCATCTAAATCAATTTGTTTACTGAATTTATAGAATTGACTGACCGCTTCTTGAGAATATAAAGATCCATTAGACAAAGCCTTTTTAGACGCTTTGTCCTTGATTTTAGACTTTGCCATGTTGGTACCTTAGTTAAAATGTTCGACTTCCTGCTGTTGCAGGTTTTTTAGGTGATCGACCTTTGATTAACGGTTGTAAACCATATCGAATGCCGTCCATATGATGGTTATGCATGTCCAAAATCTCTGGCAGTACGTCACCTGCACGGTTTACTTTGTATGAATAGAGTTTGAATTCTCTTGCAGTTTCTGGGCAGTCAGGATGAATAACAATCTTCTTGAATTTCTTCATAAACGTTACGCCGTCTTCAACAGATCCAGCCCACTTTTCAGCACCTTCAATCTTGAAGCCCTGCCGCTTCATGTAGCTAATCGTTTCAGGTCTTGAGCAATCGGCCCTAATCTTATGTGTCCTTGAACCAGGTACCTCATCAAACAACATAGGTAAATGATCAATTTCACATCCGACTTGATGTGCTTCGTTTCGTATGTAAAGTACGTCATCATTAATAAAAATACGATTCAGTGTTGTAGGATCTTGTGCAAAGCCCCAATCTGAGCCGTAGTAAACCTCAGTCCAATCTGTCTCTGGTTCAAACTCATCAACCACATAACGACCTGAAAATATAATTGCTTGGCTAAATTCAATATAAGCACCATGCCAAACGTGCTCAAACATAGGCCAAGCATTTTGATCACCTGCAGCTTGCATACGAATTGCACGTTTTCGGTCTTCTTCATATTCATCAAGCAGTGTTTGTGGTGCAAATGGGTTATTGTTTACATTTACCTCTATGACAATCGCATTTTCAGGGGCAAATTCACCACGTAAAAAATCATCAATTGGATCATCTTTTGATTCTGGGTTCCAAGTGGCCCAGATCTGAGCACCTTCTGCTCGCATGGTGGGCCTTAATAATCGCAATGACTTTGCAGACAGCCTATTAGCTTCTTCTACCCAAGCAACCTTAAATCCTTCTAGCGACTTAATAGAATCCGCCGTGTGATCCTGCATCCCTTGGAACAAGATAACGCCGTCACCGCCCTTACGTTTGATTAGATCTCTCTGCACTTCAAATAAGTGGGATACATTCAGAGCCTTAATTTTGTCCTCAATTAATTGCTTACTTGAGTATTTAATCGATTTCTGAATTTCCCGAATACAAACGGCGCGAAGATCTTTATCAACCACGCATTCTTCTACAAGCTGCTCCGCTACAAAGTGTGACTTTCCTGAACCACGACCACCATAAGCCCCCTTATATCTGGCAGGCTTAAACCAAGGTTTCGACCATCGTGGAGTTTTAATTCTGATCTCCACAATAGAAACTCCTAATCAACAAATTCACGAACAATTTTGATTTCAAGATCAGCGCCGTCTTTACCAGTGTGCTCAACCTTAGTTGTTCGACCATCCGTTTCTTGCAACGCTTGTTTTAATAGATTCTGCTTTAAACGCTTATTTTTACCTGAATCGTTATACATACCTTGTAGCTCTTTCAATCGAAACGCTTTATTTGCAATCGGTATATCTAAAATATTTTCCTGAAATGCTTTCCTACTTGATGAAAATAAGTCTTTCAGTTTTTTACTCATACCGCGACACGTAGCTTTTGTTGGATCGTAAGATGCTACCTGTTGTCTTGTAATTTCAATCCCATATTCTTCTCTTACAAGGTCTACCACTTGTTGGGGTGTTTCAAAGCAAGCAAGAGACTGAACAATAAAGATTTTTACAGGCTCTTTTAATGTTGCCATAATCACCCCTTTGTAAGTCTACGTAAGACTAAGCAGGCAAAAAAAATGAGCCAAAAGGCTCAACTTATAACGCAAGTTCCACAACATCGAGTGATGCTCAGATCAGATACAAACGGCGCTTGCTTCGCCACTTCGACCAGTCGCTTCACTTGCTCGCTTGCGCCGTGGCGTTTGACCACACCTATAAATTCTTCAACATCATGACCAGCTAAGAAATGCTTAGGTAGTCCAGTATTGTCGCTATAGACGATCTCGCCCTCACCATCACGTTCAACACCGATGTGATAAAGCTCATGCTCGATCAAAGCGCAAAACTCACGATCAGACGTTTGCTCACAAAAGCTCGCATCAATCGTGATTAGATAAATCGGTACAAAACCAAACCAATCCCGCATCTGTTGCTCTTGTCTTGCTTTACGCCATCCACCAACGTTAAACATCACTTTTTCACACTGACCTAGCACCATTTGCTTTTTGACAGTACAAGCCTGTGATGCCCAAG